TAGATTTTGGAAAAATACAGGCCGACGCTGTAAAAAATATCTACAAGTCAAAAATTACAGGGAGAGCAGCAGACTATAGAATTTATAGTGCTGTCACGATAGCCGGAAATACATATATACCACTTGTGTACAAAGGGATATCAATATATTTGATACCTGAGAAGTACTGTTTACTGAGTCAGGCGTTTGCCGAAGTCGGTAATCCGATGGTAGAGAAGGTATTTAAGAGTGCAGAAGATGCGGAGCAGATTACAGATACAAAGATGATAAAGCTCCTACCGGACGGGATACAGCTAAAAGAATTTAAAACGCCTTTTGGCAAATCAATTTTTGTAGATGAAAAACTTGTAAAGCCTTTTGGACAAGCAATAAGGTATTATGCCGGTGAAAATAGCGACCTTGTTTACATAAAAGGACTTGAGGAGTGGTTAGGCCTGGCATTTGCTACACGAGTAAAGGGGAATGGATAATGGCAAGAAAAGAGTTTTTAGTAGAAGTAGAAAAGTGTATATGCAGTGATAGAAATTTGCAGTGTGGAGAGCCAGAGGATAATTTTTCAGGTATAGCGAAGCTGTGGAACGCTTATCTGGATGCAGATTTAGGACCAACAGATGTCGCAATAATGATGTGTCTTTTTAAGATAGCAAGGCTAAAGGGAAGTTGCTATGAAAGTAAAGACAGTTGGGTAGACTTGATTGGATACGCCGCGTGTGGTGGAGAGATAGCAATAAAGATATGACGGCAAGGTGAGGTTGTGCATAAAGAGAGTAGGAGGAGGTACGAGTAAATGAATGTATTGATAGCGTGTGAACGCAGTCAACAGGTTTGTAAAGAGTTCAGAGCATTAGGTCACAATGCTTATAGTTGTGACATAGAAGAGCAATATGGCGGATATCCAGAATGGCATATAAAAGATGATGCACTCAAGTTTTTGGAGGGGAGGCGGATATTTAAGACAGAGGACGGAAGCATTCACAATATAGAAAAATGGGATTTGATCATAGCACATCCGCCTTGCACTTACTTGAGCAATGTAGCGACAAGAAATCACAGTTTAAAGAGTGCTACACTTGAGCAAATTAACGCAAGGACAGAAAAGAGAATACAGGCGCAGGAGTTCTTCATGAAATTTGCAAATGTAAATTGCGAAAAGATAGCAATAGAAAATCCAGTTGGCGTGATGAATACTGTATACAGAAAGCCCGACCAAATTATTGAACCCTACCAATTTGCAGAGTCTGAAGATGACAAAGAGAATTATGTGACAAAACGCACTTGTTTATGGTTAAAAGGATTGAAGCCCTTACAGGGCAACAATTTAAGTAAGCCGGATAATGCAAAAATCTTCGGTAGGCATTCAGGCGGAAGGGCAAGATGCTGGACAGAGCTGGTTAATGGGGATAGAGCAAAGGTCAGAAGTAAAACATTTCCGGGCATCGCAAGAGCGATGGCGGAGCAGTGGGGATAAGATGATGGAAGATAAGAGAAAAGAAGAGATAAAATAAAAAAGGGGGGGCGATAAAGTGGCAGCTAAAGAATATCTTAGACAGCTTTTAAATCTTAAAAGACTTATCGAAGCAAAACAGCTTGAGTGTGAAAGTCTTGATGCAATGTCGAAGAAAGTAACAAGTGTACTAAGTAATTGTAAAGTTGATAGTAGTCACAGTAATAGAAATGAAGATATCGTCATAAGAGTGATAGAACTGAAAAAAGACATTAGCGAACAGATGAAAGCATATGTGAAGTTGCAAACTAAGATCAGTAAAGAGATAGACGAGATAAAGAATATAAAATACAGAAGTCTACTCGTTATGCGATACGTAGGAGGTCTAAAATTCGAGGAAATATCTGAAAAAATGAACTACGGAATGAGGTGGGTGTTAACACTTCACAAAGAAGCTTTAAAAGAGTTTGATAGACTGCATAGCAAAAAATATGATAGTTGAAAATTTTTTCAGAAAAAGCGTTGACATTATACGCAGTGCGTGTTATTATATGAGTGTAAGGAACAAGAAAACAACTTGCGGTAGCCGACCAAAGCCGCAAGACACCATCAAAAAAAGGCATTAGAAGGAGGAAAAAAATGAAAGAAAAGTACGAACTTTACAACTACACATATGGTGAGATGGACTTAGACAATCATAAATTGTTTATAATATAACAGCCAGAAAACCCATGGTCTTTAGACCGTGGGATGAATGGCGTTAGGTTTACAACATATATATTTTACTTAAATACTATCATTTAAAATATATGCTATAATACATATATAGGAAATCCTATTTCCGAGTCTATGAAAGGAGAAAATCGTATGTATCTTACTGTAAAACAACAAGTGAAACATCTGTCCAAGGAAGATTACATCACAATCAGGGAACTTTGTCATACGGCTAAGAATCTTGCTAATGAGGCAATCTATAATGTGCGTCAGCATTATTTTACAGAAGGTGAATTTCTCAAGTATGAGAAGAATTACACTCTTTTAAAGAATAGTCCTAATTATAAGGCCTTAAATTCCAATATGGCACAGCAGATACTGAAAGAGGTTGATGGCTCGTTTCAGTCATTTTTTGGTCTGCTTAAACTTGTCAAGCAGGGAAAATATGCTTTTATGGATTGTAAACTGCCACATTATCTTCCAAAAGATGGATACACAACACTGATCATTGGTTTTGTAAGACTGAAGGGTAATCAGCTGATACTTCCGTTTTCCAATAGTTTTAAGAAAACGCATAAGTCTGTTGAAATTACGATACCACCCATACTTCTTGATAAGACGATAAAAGAGATACGCATTATACCGAAAGCGAATGCAAGGTTCTTTGAAATCCAGTATATATATGAAGCTGAATGTATTCAAAGAAATCTAAACACAAACAACGCACTTGCACTTGACCTAGGTATCAACAATCTCGTCACAGCCGTATCAAATAGTGGTCAATCGTTCATTATTGACGGGAAAAGACTGAAATCGATCAATCAGTGGTTCAATAAAGAAAATGCCCGTTTGCAATCGATAAAAGATAAACAGCATTTTAGTAGAAAGCCTACAAATAGACAAAAAGCAGTTGCTCGTAATCGCAACAATAAGGTGAACGACTATATGAATAAAACTGTTCGTAGGGTGATAGATTATTGTATCATCAATAATATAGGTACGCTTGTTGTTGGTTACAATGAGACTTTTCAACATAACAGTCATATTGGAAAGCAAAACAATCAAAATTTTGTAAATATCCCTTATGGACAGTTGCGTAACAAATTGGAATATCTTTGCAAACTAAATGACATTGTTTTTGTAAAACAGGAAGAATCCTATACATCGAAATCATCTTTTTGGGATAGAGACGATCTCCCTGTTTACAATGCCGATAATCCAAAAGAGTATCCGTTTAGTGGCAGAAGATTACATCGTGGTCTATACAAAACGGCAAGTGGTAAAACAATCAATGCAGATGTTAACGGAGCATTAAATATCATGCGTAAAAGTAGTGTTGTGGATATGAATATCCTATACAGTAGAGGCGAAGTGGACACGCCGATAAGAATAAGGATTGCCTAATTACTTAGGTGGAAACTTAAATATCAAACTTCTTAAATAGAGCTGTTAGGCTCTTAGAAGCCCATTACCTTTAGGTGATGGGTAGTTCACGTTATACTGTACAAAGATTCCATAGATTGATTGAATGGAGAAAGGTGAAGAAATGTTGAATATAAATAGAAATACAGGAAGAAGAAAAATAAAGAAGATAACTGCAGTGATTTTAATGGCCACTGCACTTTCTACGCTGGCTGTTCCAATGCCAGGATTTGGCGTGAGAAATGTCATCACTGCTTATGCAGCACAGACTCCAGAGGTTGCAGCACAGGGGGCAATTCTTGTCAATGAGACAACAGGAGAGGTACTCTATGAAAAGAATGCCGATACCCGTTTTTATCCAGCATCAATTACAAAGATTATGACGGCACTTTTGGTGGCAGAGAGAGGAAATCTCGATGACACGGTGACCTATTCTGCTGCAGCAACCACAAATTTGGAATCAGGTGCCGTGACACTGGGTGTAACTGCAGGAGATAAAATTAGTGTGCGAGACAGCCTATATGGACTTTTGCTCTATTCAGCCAATGAAATTGCCAATGGACTGGCAGAGTATGTCTCAGGATCTGTGCCAGCTTTTGCGGATTTGATGAATCAAAAGGCAGCAGAGCTTGGCTGTACCAATACACATTTTGTCAACCCAAATGGTCTAAACAATGCCAATCACTATACAACACCGAGGGATATGGCAAAGATTGCCAATGCAGCCTATAATAATGAGATTATTAGAAGCATTGATACCACAGTGCAATATACCTTCCCAGCGACAAAGAAACGACCAAGTGCAAAGATCATTACCATGGGCCACAAGATGATTAATCCGGCAGATCCAAGATACTACCCAGGAATTATTGGAGGAAAGACAGGCTATACTTCAAAGGCGGGAAACACCTTAGTTACTGCTGTTGAAAAAGATGGTGTGA